CAAAGATCAGCAGATTACTAAACTCAAAAACGAAATCAAAGACTTAAAGGAAGCAAAGCCTGAAAAAGTTGATGAAGTTACCACTGATCCTAAGGATACCGAAATTCTACAATTAAAAAACGAAATTGAAACTTTAAAAGCTGCAAAGCCCGCAAAAGTTGATCAAGTAGTTGAACAAGAAAAAGTTTCTGATCCAAAAGATAAAGAAATTACGAAGCTTAAAAATGAACTGGAAACTCTTAAAGCAGCTCCGGTCACTGATAATGTCGTTGTAAAAAACAATGACACAAAAATCATCAGCACAAAAGATGAGTTTTTAGATGCCATTGAAGAAGCAAAAAAGCTTAATGCTATGGTTGATCAATTCGAATAATAACCCTAATATTTATAAATATGCCTATTACAGTAACCCCCGCTGAACTTAATGAAAGCGCAAGAAAATTTAAAAAAGAACTCTTAATCATGGCTGTTCTTGGTTTGGGTGAGACATTAAAACATATGACTCTTAGAACCGGAATTAGATATGAAGAAGTAGTTGGAGAGTTGTCAGGCGTAGCCGAACTCGAACCTTATAAAGGTACAGTCCCAGTAGATTCAGATTTTGATATTAAAGGACGTACCCTTTCGACCTTTTTAGGTCAATGTGTAAAGCTTGCTGATCCTAATAAATTGATTTCTTCAATGTATGGATCAAATATCACAAGCGGAAAGGCTTTGGAAAACGTTGATATAAAAAAATCAATCATTGCATTAATTATGCGAAAAATTTCAAAAGGCTTAAATAAAAGTGTTTTTAATGCTGTACGTAATCCCGTAGGGACTACAACAGCCACTTTATTTAATGGTCTTGACACCATTAATGCTGCTGATATTGTTTCAGGTGCTGTTGCTGCCGAACATGGAAATTATATGGAAATAAACGGAGCAATTACAGATGCAAATGCTTTTGATATGCTTGAATCAATTTATGAGGGAGCTTCCGATGAACTAAAAGCTGAAAACTCCAAATTGTTTGTTCCTTATAGTGCTTACACTTCTTATAACAAGGATTATAAAGCCACTACCGGGGCTATTCCTTACAATAAAGAATTTAAAAAGACTTTCCTTGAAGGATCTGATAATCGTTGTGAGATCGTACCGTTAATCGGAAAAGCCGGAAGTGATCTATTTCAATTAACCACTAAAGCAAATACTTTAATCGGTACTTACTTAATTGGTGATTATGAAAAAATTGAAGTTCGTAGAGGCGATAATCCTTTCTTACTCCAATTTATTAGCACAATGTTTTTTGGAACCCAGTTCGAAAGCATTTCTCCTGAGTTATTCTTAACAGCTAAAAACATAATAGTTTAAAATTCTGTATTATGGAAATGGAAAATTTAGATTGGACAGATGGTGACGTTAGCATACCAGGAATTGCTAGCATAGCTTATGCTATACCTAAAACCAATATCTTGGTATGGCCTAAGTTTAAAGTTGATCCTGCTAATGCAACAGAAGATGTTACTTACGAAGGTAGTTTTGAACTTGTCGCTTTAAAAACGTGGAAACGGATCAATTGTATTGATTCAAAATCTCCAGTAACCTGTGAAGTACAAGGCGAAATTAGATCCCAGACTTTTTTAAATAAAGCAACTTTGAAAACTTCATTAACAAATGAAGCTGCAACTTCTTATGCTAAAAGAGCAAACAATTCTGATATGGTTTATCTGGTACAAGAGAAAAATTCAAAAAAATTCAGACTAATCGGAAACGAAATGTTTAACACTTTAACCAAACCTAGCCTTTCAATAGGAGGTGAGGCAACAAGTGATAGAGGAACTACTCTAGAAATAGAAGTGACAGATTCAATTGCAGCTCCTTTTTATGTAGGTAGCATTATAACTGATAATGGAGATGTTAATCCCCCAGTAGTATAATGGCTAAAAAAAATACACCTAAGAAGAATAGCTCAACAACTAAAATCCTTAGTGGTGATCCCGCTAAGGATTTCTTAGTTTACATTGAAGCTGTGGAAAAACCTTTTGCTTTTGGGGTTAAACTCATTGAACGGTACTCAAATAACCGTATTCTAATAGCCTTTTTTAAAAAGTATAAACAATCTCCAATTATTGAAAAAATGCTTAATGACAACATTAATATAATCTCAAAAAAATGGTTGAACAAATAAAAAATTATTTAGAAAGTGACGATCAAGATTATATGCATGGTCTAATTTTATTCTCAAAAGTGAGTAAAAACCGCATATTAATTTCAACACTTGGTCGTAAAGAAAAAAAAGAAAAACTCCTATATGAACTTGAAAAATGTCTTAAGCGTGAAGAATTAATTCAGAAATCAAACAGCGATGATTCTGATCAAAAAGACGAGGATCAAGATTCTTCTGATCCTAAAAGTAAATTTCGTATTGAAATTCAACGAGTAGATTCAAAAATCAAATACGAAGATTTACCCGAACAATTAAAGCCTTTGTGGGACAAAAATACAGATGATTACAAAATTTGTAGATCCTTGCATGAAAAGCTTAAACTCATGGAGAAATCAACGGATCAAGAAAGAGAACCTTTTGTAAGTCAATTAACAGAACTTTCAATTTCAATCCGTAAGAACTGGGATACAATAGACAACTATTTTGATCCTGAAAAACAAAATCAAAAGCCAGATTCTGTTCAGCATGAAAAGCAGTTAAATGAGATTACACCAAAACGGATTTCAGCTAACCGTAAATTCATAAGTTTGAATTTACCAAAGTTTGAACAGGATATAAAGAACGTTAAACTCAGAGCTAAAATTCAACTAAGGGTATCCGAGTTGTTGAAAGCAAATGAAACCTTCGCAGATAATCAATCCAAGAAATTAATTGATCTAGGCTTTGAAATGGGACTTGCAAAGTAGTTCAGTCATACCGTACTTTTCAACGGGAACAACGCAGCTTTACCATATTGTAGAAGATCTTCTTTTACAGTCGGGTAAAGCTGAAGTTTTTATTAGCTCTTTTACTGTAGCAGAAGAATTTATTAGACAACTTCAAAGGCTAAAAGAAAAAGATTTAATTAACAAATTAGATCTTCTGATTGATAATAGGTCTGCAAAAAAAACTTTGCACCTTTCTTACTTCCTTTTCTCAGTAGCAAACGAAGTCTACCTTGCTAATAATCACTCAAAAATTATTCTAATTAAAAATGAAAACTTTAAAATATCAGTTGTTACTTCCCAGAATCAAACAAGAGGTAATCGCTATGAAGCGGGAATCATTACAACTTTAAGTGATACTTATGATTACTTCAGGAATAATATTGACAATGAAATGATTAACTATTTAAAATTAAGTGATGTATTCAGATGAGATTATTGAGCAAATTAAACAGCATGCAGGTCTTTTATTAGCACCTGATCAAATTGCTTTGCTGCTCGATCTAGATTTAAATCAATTCAAAAAAGACTTACGAAATCTTAAAAGTCCCGTTTCTATTGCATACAATAAAGGCAAACTAGATATTATCGTAGAGATCCGTATACAGGAAATTAATCTGGCTAAACTTGGTAGCCCGATGGCTGTTGAACAGGTTGCATATTTTATGTTACAACAAAAATTAGGAGAAAAATAAATGCCTAAACCTGCCACACTAGAAGTTTGCCGGAAGTACCTTTTTGAAAATCCTAAAGATATTAAGCTCTCCAATCAAATGCATGATCGCTTAATCAGGATTCGTTCTGCTTATGCCCATTGGATTGAATTTCCAATGAAAAGCGAACTTGAAATTAGGAACTTCATTTTAGATCAATCGGATATAAAAGACACAACATCTTATGACGATATTAATATCGTTAAAGCGCTGCTTGGCAATATCAAAAATGCTTCTAAGGAATGGCATAAATTTAGATTTAATGCAATGGTAGAGGAAGCTTATTCAATCGCTAAAGAAAAGCAAGATCCTAAAGCACTCGCAATGATAATCAGAGAATACGGCAAAAACAATCAATTACATATACCCGATTCTCAAAATATTCCTTGGGAACAAATCATTCCGCAGCTTATTGAACCAACCGAAGATCCTACTGTAATCGGATTAAAAAGAATCCCAGATGTTAGAGCTAGAGCTAAAGCTTTATTTGAAAAATATACAGGTGAAATTGTTGAAGATGTTACCGCAGTTTACATTGAAGATTTTGAAAATGACCAGAGAACAGAGACAAAGTAAGCGAGTATATTTCAATGATCCACAAACCCAATTTATCTATACTGGGGCGCATACATCGGTTATTGTTGGTGGTAGAAGAATCGGAAAAACTCATGGCTTTGCAGCCCCTTATATTTTAAGAAATAATCAGTTTATGCCTAGAGGTAATCATGGCATTTTAACTCCATCTTATAAGCATGGATTGAGTCAAACTCTCCCAGGGACTTTAGAGGCTCTTGAATACTTAGGTTACAAAAGAGATATACATTATTATATAGGTAGAAGACCCCCCGAAGTCTCTGGTTTCGCAAGACCGTACAGAGAACCAGCAAATTTTGAGAATGTAATTTCATGGTACAATGGAAGCATAAACACAATTATTAGCCAAGACCGTAAAGGATCTTCAAACTCACTGACTCTTGATTCTTTACTTATTGATGAAGCTCGTTTTATTAATCACGAAAAGTTTAAATAAGAAACTATCCCTGCTCTTGGAGGATTTAAAGGATATTTTAATCATATCCCTTGGCATCATGGAATGCTAATCATGAGTGATATGCCTACTTCTCAAAAGCCCTCTTGGTTTGAGAATTATAAAGATAAAGCTGATGAACAAGTAATTGAAACAATTCAGGCTTTAGTAGTGGAAATATGGGATATCAAGAAAATGTATGAGATTAATAAAGATAAATCCCTGATTATTTTAATGAATGAGATTCGCAAACAGATTGCTAAACTCCAATCTATTGCCTTATTCTACAAAGAATACAGTTCACTTGAAAACCTTGCTGTTATTGGTGAAAAGTATTTTGCTCAAATGAAAAGGGATCTTCCACCGCTAGTTTTTCAAGCATCTATTCTTTGTAAACGTGTTCGATTAATAAAAGACGGATTTTACTCAGCTCTAATGCCTGATCAACATTATTATACAGCATTTGATAATTCTTATCTGGACTCATTGGATTATAATTTCGAGAAGATTAAGAATGTTTCATGTTTGCAAGATGGTGATCTTAATACAATGAAACCTATTTCTATTGCATTTGATTATAATGCCAATATTAATTGGTTAATAGCAGGGCAGAATGAGGGGCTTAAAATGAAAGTTCTCAAATCCTTTTATGTTAAGTATGAACGAAAATTAGGTGATCTTGTTAAAGATTTCTGTAATTATTACAGGCATCATAAAAACAAAGAAGTCGTTTATTACTTTGATAACACGGCTATCGGCACTAATTATGCTGTAGGTAATGATGATTTTGCATCTGCAATCTGTGATGAATTTGTTAAACAAAAATGGAAAGTTAAACGTGTACATATCGGTAACCCTGTTAAGCATATCGAAAAGCATAGGATGATTCATCAAGCCTTAGTTGGTTCTGGTAACTATCTGTATGTTCAAATCAATAAACCAAATAATGAGTCATTGATCATTGCACTTGAAACAACTGGGATCAGAATAGGATCCCGTGGCTTTGGTAAAGACAAAGCAGGGGAGAAGCTGGCAGAAAATGAAGATAGTTTGTTAGAGCATAGAACAGATGGCACAGATGCTTTCGATACATTATTTATAGGTATGAATAAATTTCCTGTCAATAGCGATAGCGGATCTATTACATCTGCATTCGCTTAGCAGCCTCGATCATTTACACATTCATTCATTCAAAGGAATCTCTATCCGTAAACTGGCTAGAGATCATTCTCATTACTTCAAGAGAAAATAATCCCACACTTTATTATTAGCAAGAGCTAAAAATAAAAATTTTGATTAAATCAAAATTCACCGTGCAAATTGAAAATGTAATTACATTATTAATATGCTCTCTCATATAACATGAAAATCTAAATAGGTAATTACTAAATTATCGGCAGGGCGAGGCGGGGACTTACGTCAGTCTTTTGTAAATATCCGTGATATTTCCAAAAGTACTGGGTTGATAATCATGTTTTTAATGTTTTGAAAGTCGGAGGTGAAAAACTGCTAAAAAATGATTTTATTTTCCGATTATGAATTGTATCAGAATCGGATTTTGAACTTCTTTTTTCTTTTCAGATACTGCCAAAAGAGTAAAGAAGCAAAAAAGAAAACCACCAACTTATTACTTATACTAATCAAATTATTGCAAAAATACTTGCGAATCGTAAAACTGTAAAGGGATCCCTCTTTATAGAACCGGATCACCCGTGTTTGTTCAATTGCATAAATGAATATGACATAAACCCTTGACCTTATTTAA